CATTAAATCTACCTTCATTGCGGATCATATCTATTCTTCTATAGATATACATTTTGCTCCGTCCCCATATCTTAGCTAGTGTGCTAATAGGAACATACTTTGGTTGAACACTTTCCATTACTACTCCTTACCTTTCTTTATTTGTCAGATAAATAAACTACATCAACTTTAATTCCTAATTCTTCGAACTCTATAAGTGCTAGCTCTAGTTCTTTTTTAGCTTTTGATGCTCTCTCATAAGCTTTTTTAAATTTATCTCCTTGCATTTTATTTATCTTTCCTTCTATTTCAATCGTTAGCATTAATAATCGTCCTTTCTATTTCATCCTCAATATTATTTAAGTTCTTTTAAATTATTGAAAATTTCTGAAGTATTTTAATTATTGCGATTATTAATGCTAAACTGGATATTCCTACCGCAATCCCGCTTAGGATGCAACTCATCATTGCTTGCCTATGTATCTCTTTCATAATTAAATCCAGCTCGTCTTTTTTATCCATTTAAATATCCTCTTGTTCTCTTACTACTTTCTTAACAGCTCCTAAATAACGTTCAGATTTTTTACCAATACCAAATGCCTTTATTACAGCCATTGTGATAAGGGCATTTTCTACTTCATCCCAAAATGCTTTCGTATACCAAGCATCTTCAATTGCTACTCTATCCATAATGTTTTTCATTTGAATAAATGTATTAGCTAAATGATTTACAGCCTCATCACTAGATAATCTATTGTCATACTCTAACAAGTTACTATTTAGTGCTAACTTCATATGTTCTTTTAACTTAGGATTAGTAATGACTTCCACTTTATTTGTAGTTTTATTTATATGATTTTCTTGGGCTTTAAGTTCATCCACAATTACTTCATCAATCATATTAACTATGGTTCTATGTTTTGATTTTTCAATTGGATCATAATGTATTACTTCTTTAATAATCGTCTTGGCTTCAATCAACTTAACAATTCGCCTTTGACTAACCTCTATTTGCATTTCATTCATTAATGCATTACCATTCTTTTCCATTTGTGTTTCCTCTTAACTATTTAGATTAAATCCTGTTGATCAAATCATTTATTGGTTTGCTCTTCTTTCATATAGTCATCTATCATAATGATTGAGCTGATATATGTCTTTACTGCATGTGAACGCAATTGTTCATCTACATCATCTTTATGTGGGACTGTTAATACCTCTTTTAGTCTGTTTTTAATTAGTTCTTTAATTTCTTTCATTTGTTTCTCCTTCGTATCGCCTTCCCTAGTGCTATAATTACTCTGAAAGGAGGTGAATTTATGACTAAAACAATTAAAGAGTTACAAGCTTTAGAATTTGCAATCTATAAAACACTTACTATTGATAACTTCTATGAAGTTGAATTTCTTTGTAAGCTACATGGTGAATTGATTACATGTAAATCATTGCTTTATAGTGAAAATCCATACGGCCCAATCATTCCACCAGATTATAAAAATCGTTTCGAACTAAAACCTCTTGAGTTAATCGAATATGACGAATTACTTGAACTATTGCCACTTCCAGAAACACACGATATTCGTGATTCCTTTATCAGTTGGCTTGCTAAGGACATAACATTTTTATTGAACCTATTTCTAAATGTTGACTTCATCGCTAATTCTGATAAAAAACAACTCTCAAAGCTACCTAACACTCTAAACAATGTTCGTTTCTTAGGTTCTAATCACCAAGAACCATACTTATTTGTTGATAAAGATGAACCTATTACTGTTCTTTCTGTAACGGTAACTTCGAAAGATAAGTAGCTTCATACTTTAATACAGTAGAAACACTAAGAAGGATTCCATTTGCCCCCGCATATGTAAGTCCTTCTTTTTGTTTTAATAAGGAAATCACTTCCATTACAATTGGATCTTTATATGACTTTTTCACTTGATATAGTTGAGCACTATCCATTGGTTGGTTTAATTCTGTCATTTGATTTCACCTCTTTGTTTTATTTTCATCATTTATTCATGTATAATATTTTTTGATAGGATAATAACCCAATGCTTCAATTAGCGAAATCCTCTGGTATCGGTCAATTCCGTGATTTTAATTTGATAACGTATTTCGGCACACCCTGTGAAAGGAGGGGATTATATGAGTTTTGATTTAGTGTCATGTATTCTTATATTTTTGGGCATAATTTGTATAGTTTTATTAACTAACCTATATAAATGGTATAGAACTAACAAAATATATAATTTATATGTTGAGTGGCTTAATAAATCCGAAGTAACGTTTAATATTCAGTATTACAAATCTGAAGTATTAAGCTTGGTTGCTGTTGTCCCGGCCAAAATGATCTCTTATAGTCAACTACTCGGTTACGGGCAAATTGCTACTGGTCAGGCTTATGTTATGGACCAATTCCCATCCAGAAGAGAAGATTTTGCTTCAGCAATTTTACAAACAATGGAAGAGGCAATAGGATATTATAAATTTCAAGTACGGCAATGTATTAACCCTATTTATTGGATTGAATTCTTTGTTTGGTTGCCAAAGCGACTGACTACTTTTTTAGGTCTTAATTCAGAATTAAAAGCAATGAAATTAGTTAATCTTTTCTTTCAACTAATCTATTGGGCCATACTCCTTTTGAAATTCTTTGGGTATGATCTCACTCCAATCCTTCATCATGTATTGCCCTAATATATAGCCACCTAAAAACATTATTGACTTATCTAAAATTCCAGCCATAATAGCAAGTTTATTTGTGATTGCTAAAATAACTAGAATTGCCATTACCTTCATAAGAAGAAATGCAAACTTAATAGCAATACCTTTTATAAGAGCCACGTTATTTGGCTCTTTTTTATTATTCATTTGATTTCACCTTTTCTAACTCATAATTTGTCGCATATTATGCGACTATATCTGTAAAAAAAATATTATTAATATCATCATAAGTTAAAGATAGCGCCTTAGAAATTTTTTCAACATCTTTTACTGTGAAGTTTTCCCCAGACTTATTAAGCTTTCTATATACTGTAGATTTATCAATCCCAAGTACATTGGCTAACTCAATAATGGAAATATCTTTTTCCACTAATTTAGCTTTCAGCTTTCTGATATTCACCATATCTATTCCCCCCTTTTCTTATTTGTCGCTTATATGCGACTACCTTTATTTAGATATTACCCTATTAAAAAATGCATGTCAACAATATTTTTCGCATTTCGTGCGATTTTATAGATTGTTTAAAAATATTTGTTGCATTTTTGCGAATTGTATTGTATTATGTAATCAAATAGAAAGTGAGGTTTTCATATGAGAATCGGAGAACGTATTAAGCAACGTAGATTAGAACTAGGTTATACTGCAGATGCATTAGCTAAGTTGTTAAACAAAAATAGAGCTACTATATATAGATATGAAAATGGTGATATTGAAAATATGCCAATTGATGTACTTGAGCCTTTAGCAAAAGCATTGAATACTACACCAGCATATCTAATGGGTTGGCAGGAACCGCATCAAGGTTCTACTTCTACTCTTTCTAAACAAACAGAAGATTATTATTTAGATGCAGAAACTGCTGAATATGCGGAAATGCTTCGTACTCGTCCAGAAATGCGTATGTTATTCTCCGCATCTCGTGGTATCTCTAAAGAGGAAATGCAAGAAGCGGTAAACTATATAGAATTTATCAAATCTAGAAATAAAAAATAATACTATTAGGGGTTGTTAGTTTGATTGTTAATATTATTGAGTGTGATATTCCAAATGTGAAAGCCATTTCATCAACTGGGGAAGATGAAGGTGTACACAACATTTATATTCGCAAGAATATGTCATTTGAAGATATGCGTAATGAAGTAAAGCATGAATTGCTGCATATCATTAATGATGATTTTCATATAGATCAACATGTTAATCTTATTGAACATATGGTAAGACAGAAAGAACTTACAGATGATATGTTAGAAACTATTGATTTTTATCATCATATACTGTAAAACTTTCCAATTATATTATGTTGCTTATTTTATAGGAGTTATATTTTATGTCTAATATTACGGATGAAAGGCTTGTAGAATTACGTAGATCTGCACCTCCACCACACGAACCTCAACGTTTACCTTTTGATACTTTTAATTTACTCACTCCTGAATTAATTAAATTATCTTCAGAAGCAAATATGGCTCTAGGTGAATATAAAGGCTTTTTAGTGAATACGCCTAATCCTGTTTTGCTTTTATCACCTATCACTACACAAGAGGCCGTGTTATCTTCTAAATTAGAAGGTACTCACGCAACGCTTGAAGATATTCTTAATCATGAAGCTGGTAACCAAACTGATATTCAAGATGATGAGTTAAAAGAAATTCTAAATTATCGTTCTGCATTAAAACATGCATTAGATACTATTTCACCATATAATCAATTATCAAATCCTAATAGTAAAGAACCATTAACAATAAAAATTATTAAAGAAATGCATGCCATTCTCCTAGATAATGTTCGTGGGTCTACAAAACATCCTGGTGCTTTTAAAAAACTACAAAACTATATTGGTGGATATGATTTTATTTCTTATACTCCAGTTTCCCCTCAACTAACAGATTCTTATATGTCTAATCTAGAAACGTATTTACACTATGATGAGATAAACCCATTAATTCAAGCTGCTATTATTCATGCACAATTTGAAATGATTCACCCATTTGAAGATGGGAATGGTCGTATAGGCAGATTACTAATTCCTTTATTCTTTTATTATCGTGGAATAATTCCATCTCCTATATTCTATATGAGTTCTTACTTCGAACGGAATCGTGATGAATACATTCATAATTTAGCAAATATTTCTAAAAATAATAATTGGGTATCTTGGATTTATTTCTTCCTAAGTGGCATAATTACTGAATCTCATAACAATACCAAAAAAGCTTTAAATATCTTATCTTTATATGAGCAATTTAAATCTTTAGGTGATTCTATAAAATCATATTACTTCATCCCAATTTTAGATTTTATTTTCCAGCATCCTATATTTACAAGTAAACAACTTATCGAAGAAATCAATGCTAGTAAGCAAACTGTATTTACACTTTTGAATAAAATGGTAGATCAAGATATTTTAATTAGTTCAGATAAAGCTAAAAACAGAACATTTATTTGTCCAAAATTATTAAGTATTATAGATAATTAAGTCTAATATTTTAATCTTTTTTAGACTATATATTTTTATAGTCCAATATATCTCATTATATTGGACTATATTTTTTAATAGTCCAATATACAGAAAAATATTAGACAAAATAAAAAAGCCTCTATCTAGCTACTACTAGATAGAGGATAGATGCCTTAGAGACACCGCATATTTACATTATAACATACCTCTAAGGCTTATTTACTATACCATTTTTTAGCCTAGGAGGTATTTTTAATGTGGTGTGAAACTGTAACTACCAAAGCTGGTATTACTAAGTATAAATTTCAAGAACGCTATGTGGATCCGTATAGTGGTAAAACAAAAAGAATATCTGTTACATTGACTAGTAATAGTAGACAAGCATACAAAATCGCACAAGCTGAATTGCAAAATAAAATTGACTTGGCCACTAATACGGATGTTGCCAAAGATATGACATTGAATGATGTTGTATCTGAATATTTAGAATCTAAACGTGCCTTTAGAAAATCATCTACTCAATATAGTATGGATAATCTTCACAAACAGATTATGAAATGGTTTCCTACTGATATATTACTATCTAAACTTTCACCATACATTATCCAAAGCACTTTTGATAAATTCGCTTGCCAGTATTCCTACAATTATACAAAACTAGCACTTAATCTTATTAGACAATCATTAAAATATGCAAGACGCATGGAATATATTCGTGATATTTCATTCTTAGACAATATCGAATTACAAAAGCCAGTAGCGGATGTAGACCGCATCAAGAAACAACGTTCTAAATTCCTATCTAAAGATGAACTAAAAGATTTACTATCACAACTAGATACTATCAATCATCATGTATCCCTATTATGTGAGTTTCAATCTTTAACTGGCCTTAGATTTGGTGAAATGGTAGCGTTGCGCACTCAAGATTATGATAAAGAAAATGCTGAAATAGATGTAAACGCTACTTTATCTAATCGTGGTAGCTTTTCTGACCCTGCCATGCGATTGCCTCCAAAGAATGTTCATTCTATCCGTAAAGTTAAATTAGATGCAAGGGCCGTGCAAATTATTAATCACTTTATAACAGCCAATCAAGCAAGGCGATTATGGAAATCTAAATTTGCTGACCTAGGCTATATCTTTGTTACGGATGGTGGATTGCCATATGATCTACATTATGTAAATAGAACTATAAAAAAACTTGGTTTTCCTAAACCAGTAAGCACTCATACCTTTAGACATACTCATATTTCTATTCTTGCTGAATCTAATGTTCCGTTAAAAGCTATTATGGAACGTGTTGGCCACAATGAACCACGTACTACACTTGCTATTTACACTCATGTAACAGATGAAATGAAACAGGAAGTAAATGCAGCAATTACTAATATGGGTAAAGTACTTGCAAATAAATAAAAAATGAGCCACCG